TAGGAATAGTATAATGAATCGGTAACCCTTTATATTTGAGTCTTGTTAAATAAATCATTGAAGGAGTTTTTGAAAAAATAAAAAAACAATATTGTCAGAAGGAGTAAAATAGCTGACTTAAAAAGGCTTTATCGGTGTAAATTGGATTAAATAAACCTAAATCTTTAGAATTGGAAATATATTTTGTAGCTGTGATTATATATTATCCAGGAGAGATGTAGGTATAAAAAATATTAGGAGATTTGAATTATGAATTATGTTCTTTTAGATACAAATATAATTATTGATATGGTTGTTGACCGGAGAAATCAAATTGATAACAAATTGTTAAACAAATTTCTGAAATTGTTGGAGTTTGATGAGATAAAGCTAATTGTACCGGAAATAGTTAAGACAGAAACATATAGACATCTGGATAAAGAAATAGATAATGTTGGAATACAAATCCAAAAAGTATTGGATGATATTGGAAAACTTTATGGTGTGTCAACGCTTGAGATAGAGGGATTAGATTTATCAGTTTACAAAAAGAATGCTCGAAAAGAACTCAATGCTGCATTAACATTATTTGAATCAAAACGAGAGGCTTATAAAGATGACATTTTTAAGTCCATCGATTTGATATTTAACCATAAAAATTGTATTCAAATTGAAGATATTTCATTGATGGATATGGTATTAAAGAGAAAAATTTATAAGAAGGCTCCATTTCATAGAGTTGAAAAAGAATCAAATGGGGATGGTGTGATTACAGAATCTTTAATAAATGTAGATTACCAAGATTATTGACACAACAGGGGTTGACGACGATTGAACGTGTGGACGACGCGGGATAACGTGGGAAACCCCGATTTTATTAGGGATACGCCGATTTTTAGAAAGAAAAAAATTGAAGTTGTGACACTGATTTTGAGAAAATTCAAAATGGCAACGTCACACGTTGAAGTGCAAAAGTAGAATTGCAGAAACGCTGAATTTAAGCCATTTATAGAAAAGTAAAATAAAATAATGATAGAATAGTACAAGTATTGTCTGATTGATGAAAATTGCGTTATAACGTTGCGTTATAGCGTTATTTTTTTTGCGCAAAAAGCGTTACAAGCCTTATAAAATGGGCGTTATAAGATATATATAATTTAAAATATTGGAGGAAAATATACAAGATTCTATGAAAACAGCAATGAGACATTTTGAACATTCGATATTAATATGTCTCATTGCTTTATTTATACGGTTTAAGGCGATTTTCATAAAATAATTCACGAAAAAGCAATGAGACAATTTTTGATATAAAAATAAATCAAAAAATAATAAAAAATTAAGCGGTTTCGATTAACTTACTTTTTGGCTTTGAAAGAGATAATTTTTGAACATACTTTTGAGCATTTTTATTAGCCTTCATTTCTGCAATTAATATTAAGTCCTCTTGATCGATAGTTGACATTTGTCTGTATAAATTAATAAGACGTTTTTCATCTTCTCGAAAGGAGAAATCACTTTTCTCCTCAACAGGAGAATCACCTTTAATAATCCAATCGATAGAACAATTTAATATTTCTGATAATCTATATAATGTTAGCATGGATGGGGTTCGATTACCATTTTCTATTTCACTTAAATTTCCTGATGAAGTACCTACAGCATCCTTAATCTGAGTTTGAGTTAAGTTGAGCTCCAATCTTCTACGTTTAATACGTTCTCCTATTGTTTGCATATTTAAGTCCATTAGACCTCCATTCTCCTAATTAGAAAAAAATCTTCTTGAATAGTAAAAAGAATATTGACATTCTCCTATATAGAAGATATAATTCTTCTAGGATATAAAAATAAATCACCAAAAAAAATAACACATCACCTAATTCAAGGCAATCCAAAACAGTCGTTCGACTGAAAAGTAAGTCCTCCGTTTCAGGAGAAATAAAAGTAAGCATTTTTTATTCCATAGCAGAGTTGGCGCTCTGCCATGGAAAGTGATCCGAACATCGAGTTGGCGCTCGATCGGATCGCATCATCAAATGATGATGAATTAGTAAGTTGGTTCCATATGGATATTACAGAACAAGCCTGGCAGCTTTTTACATTCTGTATATGTCCTGGAGCCGTTTTGGTAGGAAATGAAATGTACAAAATCAGGACTTTTTTATACAAGATCAGGATGATTTTATCCTGTATTGAGATAAAAACGTCCAATTTCATTCCCACCTGCATTTTAACACAACGTACCACAAACTTCCATTATGTTTATACCTTTTTTTTGGAAGTAGAAGGGAGAATACATGGAGAATAAGGAAGAAATTGTCGCTAGATTGAAACTTTTATTAATGGCAACAAGGGCAGGAAGTAATATTCAGGATCTGAAACTCAATGAGGCTAAAAATAAAGTGACCATAGTTTTTAAAGCTGGTGGAGAACGAGTTGTAGATATCATAGGAGATTCTGGATATGCAATTATCATGGATGTGATGAAACATATTTAGGGACTAAGAAAGGAGAAGTTCTAAAAAGATGACAGAAAGTGAAAAGCTGAATAATGAACAATTATTACGAATTAATGGAAAAGAGCTGACACTGCTAGATGAGCTTATGAATAAAGAAATGAAGCGAATGGATCAGCCTGGAATATCAGAAAGTGAAAAAAGGGAGATAGAAGATCAGTTTGAAACATTGCTGAAAATTTCGAAGATTGTAAGCGCAGAAGAAAAACAGATGTCAGATGAAAATAGAAAAGGATTATCATGCGTGGTTGAGCGGTTACTCGAAGATTCAGCATCCGCTCATCTGAGAACAGATGCTGATGGTCATATCCATTTAATTATCACTGATCCGATTCATGAACCAAGATTACTTGCAGAACTGGAAATGAGTAAGGTGATGGATAGCGTTTTCTTTCTGAAATTTAATTATTTTGGATAACTTTATATTGATATGTGTGATCAGGAAGTTCAGTACACGAAACCTTTAAGCATTTAGAGCGGATGCCACTCCTGGTAAGTACATCATATTGAGCAATATATGTATTTCCTTCAGGATAAGCGAAAACAAAGTCAATAATGGCATTTGGAGGGCAGAGAGTTTCAGCATAACTTTTTAAATTGTAGGCACAGGAACAGCGAGAAAAAAACTCTTTTTCTGATTTAAAAACGTGGGGCATAAGTACACCTTCTTTCTGATTTATTAAAGAGATTATATCACATATATGCGGAGGAGAACTATGGATAAAAGAAAATCGTCAAAAAATGGAGATGCATTGCAACTTCACATAGACCGGAAAAAGGAAATGATGGAATATGACAGACAGGCATTGAATCTTGCGGGAATAAATCCGGGAAATCCTTTAATAAAGAAAGCTTAATGCAGAGAGGATAATAAGCATGAAAAATGGAAAACACCCGACGCTTGCTCAGAAGAAATTCATGAAGAGCTGCGGACTTGATCCAGATGATCATCTGGTAGTTAAAAATACACAGGAATTTCTTGAGGTAGTTAGTAAGACAGCATTGAAGAAACAGCAGATTATGGGAGTAAAGGCTCGCACTAAGAAAATTTTTTATGAAAATCATTGAAATTGAACATTAAAAAATTTTTACTCTGACATATTCAAAATGTAACAAAAACATGAATGAGAAAGGATGGTTTTATGAAGTTTGAATTTGGAAATAATATGGAGCGTCATCCGTATAGACCTCTGCCAGAGGCTGAGAAGCAGGGACTGACAGAGGAAGAAATTTTTCAAAAAGAGTACGGCTTATATACGGATTTTGTTTATCGCCGAGAGTGGATTGATAAATTTAAAGAGATTTACGGACGTGAGCCAGAACCGCGTTAATTACAGCTTGGTCATGATTTATACAGGTTGAATAGCAAGCTTCCATTATATCGCTGGCTGCTGTTCGGATGATTCCTTCGAAATTTTCTGGAAGATATTAACATCAGGATCATTAAAAATATGAATGGAAAGATTATCCTGAAGTATTTGAAGATCAGTGGAAAAGTTTTCAGAAGTATCATCTTGGATTTTGGCTAAAATAGCTTTCATTTGGCTTTGTTTAATCATGATATATAACCTCCTATGCATTTATAAAATAAGAATAACACAAGGCGGTGATGAATACGAGCATAAAAAGAAAACGACCAAAGTACTCTAAGCTGGGAAAGCAGATCAAGAAGCGTCTGATCGACAAGCGCATGACAGCGTGCGAACTGGCAGGAATGCTTGGAATAAGCCCTCAATATTTAAATTTGATTATCCATGGGGAGCGATCAGGAGAAAAATATGCTGAACGCATTAGGGAGATTTTAGAAATTGACACTGCAGCATGAAAGGAAGGAGAGTATGGCTGAGATTTATCTGAGTCTTAATGAGGTTGCTGAGTTGGAAGGGGTACCTTATAAAACAATTCAACAAAGAGTAAATCGTAATCCGGAAAATTATCAATTAAAAAAGGAGCAGCGGGAATGCGGTGGAAAAGACTTATCCATGATCGCTCTTTCATCCTTATCCAAGAAAGCTGTGGCTGCATATAAGGAGCGTCAGAAGCTTGCGGAAGTTCCGGCTGTTTCCGGTATGGAAGAGGTTGCGGTGAGCAG